AGATAGTCAGTAGCGATTGAGCATGGAAAGTATATGCCTTGTCCTGCAAACGATTACCTTGATCGTCGTAACTGTAACAACCAGTTAAATCAACACCACGTACTTCACCTTTGAACGAAGGATTTAACAGTACACGATACGGTTGTTTACCGATAGTACCACCGTAATCAACAACATCATTCATTAAGTCAGCTAACACAGCAACTTGTTGAACAGCTTTACGTGGAGTGAATAACACTTCCTTGCCGTTGACTGTTTCTACCCAACTACCTTTTGTTAAAGCTTCTGAATGCTTAACATTATTAGGGTTGTAATCTTGTGTAGACGGTTCACGTTCCTGATCACCTAAATCTACAATCAAACTTACTCGTGCTGGACGACTACCACCTTTAACACCTTTATTCAAAGCACTCCAATCCAGTTTTGGAATATTAGGGTTAGAAGCAGCTTGTGTGTTGTTACTATTTTTTGGTTTAAAGCTCATATTGAGTTCCTTATATTATTTGCAAAATTGCGCTATAGTTAATGCTTACTTAGAAGCGTTTTGTTGAACAATCTCTTGTTCATTAAGGTTCTTGTTAAGATTGTACTTTAAATCGTTGTACGATTGCAAGCATTTTATTCATACCACTTAAACTCTCAATCATCACTTTCAACTTACGTTGACGATCATTAACATTATTGAAGCGGTAATTACTTAAAGAATTGTAATTAGCTTCTAATGATGAAATTAAGTTAGTGATATTTGTCTGTTCAAGTGTAGCATTGTTAACGCTTGGTGTAAATAGATTTTTAATTTTATCAAACATTTTATTCTCCTTTATTAATATTTCACTTTATTACTACGCCCAATACTTGCTACAGCAAATCCGTACATTAGTGCAGCTACAAACACTTGACTAACAAAACCAACCAAGGCGTACAGTATAGTTGACCAGAATGGTGCTGTCAAGATAAACATTTGATAAAGTGTCCAAGCAAACCAAATTGGTGCTGCACTCCAAATCAGTAAACCTGCTAGGATAATTAAGACTGTTTTCATTGTTTCTCCTCATTTATTTAAGCGTCAATTGTATCAGAATTATCATCAGTGTCAAGCGAATTTTAGTGAACATCATAATAATTTTTACCAACTTTGTAACCACCATTCAAATCTATTGCAAATGTAGGTGGGGTTCCATTGGCAAAGTGTTGTGGGTTCTTAGTGTGATACTTGAATATCTGTTCAGCAGCCCAACTATAACACTCACCACCAAGCTTACCCGCTTGTTCTTCGTAACCTTCTGTGACTTCTAATAAAACTTCATCGTGGGTATCAAGAACTTTACAGATATGTTCTCGTAACCCAAGTTTATCTAACTCTTTACCTAAGCGAACAACAGCCATCTTTTGAGCCAAAGCTTCAAAACCTTGTACGATGGTGTTTACGCTCTTGTGACTGCTATTATTCCACAACCAATAACCAAAGGCAAGTGGTAAATAGAAACCATTACGGTATTTGTATTTAGACTCATAAACACTTAAAGCTTTGATAGTATTATCCAAACCCATTTGGTTTAAGAATTGTTCTTTACGCTTATTACCTTCTTTCTCAGGAATACCAATGGTTTTAGCCACTTTCTTACCAGAAGCCCCAAAGATTACCGCAAAAGAACCACCCTTACTAGCCCTACGCTTCAAAGTAATTTTGTGGATCAATTCCTTATCTTGGGAGTCAACAGCAGATAACCAATCTACTTCAGATACCATTCCAAACATACGAGCATTAACACAGTGAGCAGTTTGACCTAAGTATTTACCATCTTCAGAATACTCCATACCAGAAGCTACGTTGTTATAGTATTCATAGTTATTAGCATAGTAAGCTGCAATAGATAACTGAGCAGACTTCATATCAATACCTACTAACACCTTACCCTCACCTGCGATGACACTTTGGCGTATCTCTTTGCCGTATAACGCACTATCAGATGGTGCGTTTACCCAGATCCTTTGTGCGCCCCTACCACTGCGAGTGGCAAAGTTGTTTACACCAGCAGGAATTCTACCATCTTCCCGAACATAACTCAATAACCCCTTATTCTCAGGGTCTTTAGGGTTCTCTAAGAAACGTCTACGGTGCTGATAGGTGTTATACTCAGCAATCTTCTTACCTAAACCTTCAGGTAATTGGTCATAATCATCATCTGTAAGTTTAGGACTACTCACTAAATACTCACCTTTCTTGACCAAACGCACTAATTGATTTTCTGGTGCAGCTTTAGAAGGCCACCGCACTTCTGTATCAGCATCAACCTTGATCCACTCACCATAAGCATCCTCTTTCAAATTCCAATCTTCCGCATCTTTCCAGCCTAGAGTGATTAAGAATGCTTTTACAATTTCAGATTGTGTCATGGTAGAAGGTTCAACAGTTATCCTTGTGAATGCACCTGAAATAATATCAGTATCAGTAGGCTCTAACCCAAACCATTGGCAAGTGTAAGCGTTAAGGGCTTCAGTAACCACTTCTTTCTTCTCAATATCCCAATCCTTTGTTTTGGTATCTGGGAAATTCACTTTGATCCAATCAGTCAAATCCTTTTTCTTATTGAACACTGGTGTTGCCCCATAGGATAAGTTAAAGCCATAATATTGGGTAACTTTCTCTTTACTGGTGTAATTGATGGTTGGTTTATAGTAAGGCTTATCAATAACTTCTACAACTTCACCATCTTTTTTACGATTAGATTTAGCCTCTACTATTTTGCTCGAATCAAAACCAAATAATTCTGCCATCTCTTTTCTGGATACTTTGGTTGTAGCACCTTTAATAGATGGTGGTAATTGTGGTTCAATTTCTGCACGTAATAATTCAATCTTAATATCCAAGTCATCTAGACATTTCTTAATGTGATTAACATCTACTAACACGCCATTATTCTCTTGTAAGAAACATTCATGTGCGTACAATGCCTCCACTTTTAATGCGTAAGTAAAATCAATATTGTAAGTATCTTTTAAGAAGTTACGTTCTTTCTCTAACATTAAATACGTCTGAGCTTGGATCTTACAGTCTTCTATTACACGATGGAGCTTAAAGGCATCCATCGTAACCCAATCAGTAATCTCTGGTTTGTTAATACCACACTTGATACCCCAAGCTTTCAAACCATGAGGGGATTTAGCACCTTTAGGGCAAGGTCTTTCAAACCATTGGAGCTTACTCTGAATAAACGTATCATGGTAGCTTTCAAAAGGAATCCCATTGTCAGGCCAAATCTTATCTATCACAGGTCTATCGTAAGTATGCGCGTTATGGATAATCAACAAACTTCCATTGTTCGCTGCTGATTTCCAAAACGAGATACCATCATCTAGTGTCCCAGACCGTACAGGTATAGTATACTCCTTGTTATCATAAGGGTCTACTACAGTAACGCCATCGAACTCAGGGTTATTATGAAAGAGTATCACATTACCATTGTCAATATCCACTGAGCAAAGGCAGTGTATATCCTCTTTGCTGTTAACTGATTCATAGAAACCTTTGGCCTCAATGTCACTAGCTAATTTTAAATTACGATACTCTAACATATAACTCCTTAAAATAGTTTGTTTATATCTATCTCATCTTCAGTATTGAAGTTTTGATAGTGGTCTGAATAATCTGGTTCTGGTTGACTAAAATACGTGTTAAAATTGTGCATAGTGTGGGTAGTAATATCATAATACCAATTACCTACAACACCCGTCACACCTGTCCAACGACACTTACCTAGTGTAACCTTAGTGGTATTTTGTACAATAGGGTCTTCAGCGTATTTGTTCCTGTTTAGGAATATGTTTGCCCCTGCGCTTTTAGTAACTAAAGATAAACCAGATACATCATCTTCTGTTAATTCACGTTCAATACGTTTACCTGCCTTATCCGTAGATACATTACCCTTTCTCACATGGCAAACACAAGAGAAAGTTATACCATACTTCAAAGTATTTTTCATCCATTTAATAAAAGCTGTTTGTTCTTCCCAACTAGACGCATCAAATAGGTCGTTTAAGGGGTCTATAATAATCAGCTTACACCCATGTTTCTTAATTAAACGCTCAATCTGTTTGCGTACATTATCCAGACTACCTTCTCGATCATCTAATAATGCAAATCGTTCTTCTCCATACTCGTTCATCTTCAAACGATTACGTGCTTCCATCACATGAGGTTGTTTAATGAACTCTACGGCTTTCTCAGGGCTGTCAATAAGGTTGATCTTGTACCCTACCTCACGACTCAGCATAGCAATCATATACTGTGCTGCGGTAAGCTCAAGGCTTACAATACCTACCTTGTAAGGTGAATTATAAATCCATTCACGAATAGCTTCATTAACGGTGGTGGTCTTCCCCGCACCTGTCCCCGCGATCCAGTTAACCCAGTAACCTAGGGGTATCCCTCCAGAAAATGCTTTTTGTAAATCACACATAAATGCTGGTAAAGGGATTTTAGGTCTTAACAGTTCTTCTTCTAAACCATCATCAGCATCAATAGAAGAAATAATGCCATCGTCGAGATAAGGTTTAGCACTAAAGAAATCTCGTACAAATTGGTCTTGCTTCCCAGATTCTAACATTTTGTTAGGGTCTTTCATAGTCCAATGTGCAATTTTAACTTTATCCGCAGGTAACACTTTGGCGATTTCTACCATAGCCTCTTTACCTACATCATCATTGTCCAACCCTAGAATAATAATTTCAAAAGAGTCTAAGAAATCATATTGCGCTGCTATTTGCTTAACTGCACTACCTTCACCAGTTGTAGGACTGACAACAGCAATAGGTTCAAAGTTATCTTGCTTACGTTGTTTCTGACTTTCCCGTAACATCTGAAAAGCGGCAACCTTATCTTCTTCGCCCCCAGTAATGAGAATGTACTTACCACCGGACTTGAATTTAACCTGTCCAGATAGTTCAGATTTAATCCCTGTACGCCCTTTGTTTAACATTCCAAATTTCTTGGGGAAGATACGAGATTTATATCCAGTGACTTTACCATCTTCTGTCTCTGGGTAGAAACGTGCAACAGGGTTTCCGGTAGAATCTCGTTTAGTTAAGTGTCCGTAGAACTGATTGTATTCATCTTTAATACCACGAATATCGTTACCTACGTAGCCAGTATCTTTAATAAACTGGATGGCTTCATCTTTAGTCATTGGTTCTTTTTTAGGTTTAGCTGTTACTTTGGTTGAATCAACTACAACACCACCCTCAATACCTAAGTCTCCCGCTATGCTAGATTTATTAATCATTGATGGGGAAAAATATTGGCTACATGACCAACAGAATCCATCATAGAAAATTTTACCATCTTCATCTGTATTTTGATATACAGCCAAACCGTCACTGCTATGGCAATCATGCCTATCAGAACATTCGCTACCAATACAATGAAAATGTCCTACAAAATCTCCACTATCTTTCATTCATCTCTCCTCAACTAAACTTTCGATACCAATTCATATACTCAGCAAACGCACAAATAGCTAAATCAAAATCATTGAACCTTACACCATTTACTCCAAATGAATACATAGTCCCACCAAGAAATGTTCCATGACTCATATATTTACTATCACGTTTATCCCACCAATACAAGTAGTATTCGGTATCTGTCTGATTCTGTAAAGCTACACCATAATCCAATCTCTCAAGAACTTGAATAACTTCCTGAATCTGTTCATCTATTGTCATTTGAAAGCCTCTCTAGCCGCTAACTCGAAGCGCAACATATTAACAGTGTCTTTCAATTCTGTCAACTCTAATTCCATATCGTTAATTGTATCTGTACGTAAAGCAATCAGAGCTTTGAGGTCTTGATTC